GCAATGTCAGGAATGCGCCCAGCTTGGTAGAAATCCCAGACTTTAGACCCGTTTATTTCTTCGCCAATCTCGCTGCCCTTCTGCGGAATGTTGAAAATTTTGCACAGTTTGTCTAACGAAACACGGTTGCCATGCCCTGCCCACGCTGTCATCGTGTCAAAAATGATTTCGTCCCACGGTTTAGCGTTAAACGGAATCATCATGGGCGGTTTGATGTTGTTCATTACTGACCGTTGAAACAAAAACCGCAAGTCAAAGTTAACAATGTTGTGTCCAATAAACTTGGGTCGTTGCTGTGACGATGCGTTGTAATTTTCTTGCAGCTCTGCATAAAACTCACGCAACATTTCAGATTCAGTATCGCCGTAAATTGATTGTGGCGCGTTGTCATCGATAGCCCAACTGATGCAACATATCTCGCCTAAACCACCGTCAAATGATGTTTTACGGTATGTGGCATCAAACTCAGCGTCTAGCTTTTCAACTTCAGCCTTGACGTATGCCGCAATCTTTTCTTCGTCTTTGTAATTGCTGGGTGCTTTAACTAACAACTTTTGCTTTTCAATGTCAGCTTTGATTAACTCAATAGCTGCTGGGTCTTGTGCTGGGATAGTTTCAATATCAAAGTAAATATTCATTCTGCTCTCGCTTTCATAAATTCGTCTGCAATTTCAAAACAGCGTGTAGTTGCTGCTTTATCCCATGTTTGATCGTCAACAAGAAGTTGCCAATCACCAGCGCACATACCGCTAAGTACGCTTACGGCAACGTAATCCCGCAGACTCATGCCTTGAGCCATACCGTCATCAGCAATCCAAGTAGGAAACGCTGGCACTAATTTGTTAAGGTTCATTTGCTCACCTGTTTAGCAAGGGTTTTAAGCATCTCAATAGCGTCTTCTATGTCTTGCATGGCCCTAGCATCTAGAACCATGCCCTCAAACCATTGCTGAAGCCGCCAACTAATCAATATTGCTTCTTCAGTTTGGTTCAAGGTTCTTTCCTTAAAACGGAACATCAGAATCTAAATCATCGAGAGGAACGGTATTACCCTCTTTAATCTGGCGGTACGCATCAGGACGTTCATTAGTTGCAGCAGCACTTTCTGTCTTGCCGCCTAACATCTGCATTTGGTCAGCAACAACTTCGGTGGTGTATTGGTCAACACCATCTTTGTTCTGCCATTTGCGTGTCACCATGCGTCCAGCAATGTAGACCTGTGTACCTTTTTTAAGGTAATCACCACAAATTGCAGCAAGCTTCTTAAACGCAACGATACGCACCCATTCCGTTGTTTCTTTTTCTTGATACTTAGAACCAACAGCAATACTAAAGTTGGCTACAGCGTCACCAGCAGGAGAAAAACGTACTTCTGGGTCTTTGCCAAGCCTGCCAATGAACTCACAGCGATTTAAGTCGTTAGCCATTATTTGCTCTCCAATTGAACTTTGATACCGTCATACATCATCTTGAGAACTTCTTTTTGTTCAGCAGGCGCAAGTTTGTACCATTTGGCAAAACACGCTTTTAAACTGTCCAAATCAGCCTTTGCAGCCATTTCGTCAACAGCAGCTTCTATATCTATCAACGTAACAACAGGCGGTTTTGGTGGCGATTTAACGGCTGCTTCCCCGTCATCGTCAGCCGAAGCTATGCCAAGCGCACTTTGCAAGCTATAGCGTTTTGCATAACTCAAAGCTGACCCAAAGCCTTGAGCGTCTTGCTTGCTGGCTGGAATAAACAAAATGCCGCATGACATTTCTTGCCCTGACTCGTGAATGAGTACAGTTTCTACAGCTACGCCGCCTTCTGCGGTATGTAGTTTTTGCACAAACGCCAAACCGTTGCCAGACAACGCAGGGCGCACAGCGTCAATGACCGAAGCCAGCGAACTGTATGCAGATTTAAAGTGGGGATTTTTACTGTCTTTTGCTGCGTGGTTCATAGCAGCTTGGGCTTTAACTAATGCTTTTGCTAATTCGTTCATTTATGCACCTGTATGAGTTCCTGACGATTTGCCAGTAAACGTATATTAAGCTATCTAAACAGGCTTGTCAAATTAAAAGAATAATATGTTAAGATACCTTACATGAATACAACAGACATTATCCAATTTCTTGGCGGAACGTTTGCCGTAGCTAAGATGTGCAAGGTTAGCCCTCCAGCCGTAAGTCAATGGAGAACTAACGGCATTCCTAAAGACAAACTTGTGATGGTTGCTGGCGAACTTGAAAAGAAATCTGACGGTAAATTTAGTCGTAAAGAAATTGAAAACTGGAAGCAAATCTGGCCTGAATTACGATAGACTGATTGTGCCTTTAGCAAGCAGGAAACTTTACTAGTAAGGGTCGTGTTTCCGTCAGGTTAGCTTCAGACCTTGACACACCGGAAAGACGGTGGCAATATCAATTATCCCTTGGCAGGGGTGGTTATTCCAACAAGGCTTCACATGTATACGCAGCGAGTGTTGGCTCGTCCTGCCAGATTCCCTTAAAAAAGGAATTGCGTGTACAGGTGAAGCCTTTTTTTTAAGGTTTAGAAATGAAAGTTGATATATGGATGCCGTTATACATTGGCGATTACCTTGCTGATACACAACGGCTGACAACAGAACAGCATGGTGCTTACCTATTGCTGATTATGGATTATTGGCGGTCTGGCAGACCTCCAGATAACGATCAGGTTTTAGCGCAGATTTGTAAACTTAGTCCTGATGCTTGGTGCAATGCTAAAGCAATGCTCAAGCAATACTTCAGCATAGAAGATGGTTGCTGGGTTCATAAAAGAATAGAAGCAGAAATCCTTGATGCTGCTCAAAACCAAGATAGAAAACACCAAAGAGCAGTAAAAGGCGCAGCAGCTAGGTGGAATAAAGCCAATAATGATGCTTCAAGCAATGCTCAAGCAATGCCTATGCAATGCCCTTCACCTTCACCTTCACCTTCACCTTCACCTTCACCCTTACCTTTAACTAAACCAATAAAAGATAACTACGGTTCGCCAGAAGGCGTATCACTAGAAGTCTGGCAAGATTTTGTTAAGCAACGAAAAGCAAAGAAAGCCGCCATAACTGAAACGGCGATAAAAGGCATAGAGCGTGAAGCCAACAAAGCAGGCATAACATTAAATGCTGCATTGCAAGAAATATGCGCTAGAGGCTGGACAGGATTTAAGGCTGAGTGGATGCAGAAAGGAAACAAGACAGAACACCAGCTTAGACAAGACGCAACAGCAAAAGCTATTTTTGGTGACACATCAGTAATTGAAATGGAGGCTTTCAATGCTGCCAATCGCTTGGGTTGATAGAATGTTTGCCAGACTTCAAGGCATATATGGGCGTGAATTTACAAGCCAATTTTCAGTTATTGATGCAAACGGCAATGACGTTGGTATGGCTAATGCCAAACAGGTTTGGGCTGAAGAACTGGCGGGGTTTGTTGATAAACCAGAAGCCATAGCATTTGTACTGAAGAACCTGCCAGACCGTGTGCCTAACGCTATCAAGTTTCGGGATATGTGTAGGCAAGCACCCGCTAAGACAATTGATTTGCAGCTTGGCTATGAAAAAATTGAAATTGACGAAAAAACAGCAAAAGAAAATTTGGAAAAAATACGACAAATGATAGGTAGCAACAACATATACGGAAAAATCTGTTAAGATAGCTAAACAATAAGGGGCTACAAATGACAATATGGGATTGGATGTTTGTGTTTTATTTATGTGCGGCAACACTTTTAGCTGGGTTGTGGCTGTGGAAAACTCGCATTGAAAAATCACCACGAGTTTCTGAAGACAAGCCTTGCCAATGCTTGCATCCTATTAAATGTGATTTATTTGATAAGTGCATGAGGAACAAATGAGTACAGAACAAAAAATTATCAATTATTGCCAAGAGCCAAAAACAACCAAAGAAATTGCAGCGTATCTGGGCATGAACAAAGACACGATTTATACGCATTTGAACAGGTTGCAACGAAACAACATTTTAGAAAAACATGGTGATGGCAGACGTAGGATTGCACCTGCAACGTTTGTTGTAACTAGACAAGCCCCAAAAGCTACAGAATCAACAGAAGATTACGAAAATCTTGTTATTACCCACGCCCACGCACCTTTTGGATTACATCTATGAACGATAAATTTGATTACATGGTTCTTGGTTACATCATTGGAATTTTTACCGCTTTTCTTGTCTTGAGTTTTACGGGGGCGATATGAAACTTATTTTAAATATTGGCGGGTTTGCGGTTATTTATCTTGGCGGAAATTCACTAGAGATTGGTGATTATGTAACTGTCATGGCAGGTGCGCTCTGTGTGTACGTTA